ATGACAATATTCTACTTTGGCTTTAGCCGCATCAAGATAAGTTTTTATTAATCTTAACTTATTCAATTTATCTTTCATCTCTGCAGATGGCTCGCAAGAAGGATAATCCATCTCACATAGTAAATTATTATATCTCCAAAGAGCTTGAGTGATTCTCAAGTGATTATATTCAACATATACTAATTCATTTGGTGAAACACTATATTTTATAATATAGATTCCATCAGATAAATCCCAGTAATTAGTTCCACACTCTGTAGTTTGAACACCAAAATCACAAGCTGTTAAATTTAAAGCAAATCCTTCTTCTATTTGTGGGTATTCAAAATTTTCTGGAACTGCAAATCCCGGTAGAGTAACTTGCAATAATTGGCACTTAACATCTAAGTTTGGTGCATAGATGCTAGTATCCATAATACGCAGAATACTTTTATTCATAGTATCCGGCACCTCTAAACTTAATACATGTCTTGCCATAATTTTTTTCTGCTAATATAAACAAAAAAGGAGAGAAGAGTCTACACTCTACTCTCCTTTTTATTGTTTAATAAGTTAATTAATTAATCAGGATTTGTAGGGATAATATCGCAAGGGTTGCAAGTATATACTACAAACTCTTCACAGTTGCCAGCAGCTTTAGCTACTTCAGTAAGGAAATCTTCTAAATCGCTAATTCTAACACTAGTGATGATTTCTACTAAGTACTGATCATTATCAAACACACCAGTTGGGTTGTTGAAACGAGGCACATTGTGCAAGATATAGTAACGAGTATACAAGAAGTTACGATCTACAGCATCCAAGATATCATTACCTTGAGTAATCTCCCTGATACGAATATCGCTGTGTACATAGTTTTGTAAGTAAGATTGTGCTAAGATTACATCACGTAATACTTGCTCACCAAATCCATTACCCATTAAAGCAGGACACTCAGTTACTACACAGATTCCTTCAAAAGTACAAGGATCTCCAGTGTAATCAACCATTGATGCTAAGATTTTAACTGGTTCTTTTTCGAAGAAATCAGTGATTTGGAAAGAACATGTTAAGAACTTAGTTTCAACATATGCTCCAAATAATCTTAAACCACCACATTTTCCTTCTTCATATCCTGGAGATACGTAGTTAGTCCACCATCTTGAAGCAGATACAGATACTCCTAATGGATCTACAGTAGTTCCTGGAGCATACCAAGCATTACCAGTCTGATCATAAACAACCGGGAAGATGAATGGATTGATATATTGATTTTCTTTTAATCTCTCAGCCCACTTAATAAACACTAAAGTAGAATCTACTGCAGTTGGAGTAGGACCTTCGCAACATCCTGTGTAAGCATCAAGTGTTTGGTAAGCGTTGTGATTTAAGTAACGCAAAGCAGGAGAACCTTTAACATCAATTCTTAAGTAGTAAGTCTCACCGCATAAGAACTGATAGCAGCAACCTGCAGCTTGACCTGCAACAGTAATTTCTACTGTAGCTGGAATAACTGGTGCTGCGCCACCATTACCTTGTAAATCAGCTGTTAAAGTTTCACCATTAGCGTAACCTGTTCCTTCATCTACTAATGTAAATGAAACAACTTCACCACCAGATACTATAAAGTTACCAGTAGCACCTGAACCTGATCCGCCAATTAAAGCTACATCGTTAAATGTACCATTTAATAAATTTGCACCATCATTATCTAAAACTGCTGTAATAGCTTGATCATCAGTATAAGGAGTGTTTCCAACAGAAACAACTGTTTGCTGAGGAGTACATGCTTCTACACCATAAACTTGACTAACATACTTAGGATTGATTACCTTAGATTTGTTAGACTCTTGATATCCACCATGGAAAGGACCAATTTTATCTCTTCTTAAAAGAGAAGATCCTGCAATTATAAATGGACAATCTGCAGAATTATCTGTAACATAAGTTTTAGGATTAATAATTCCAATGTAACCTTGATAAGATCCACCTGGTGTAGAGTATCCCATTGTAGCAATATAGCTAGAAGGAACACCTTTAGTAGTAATAAAACCATAATCCGTAGCAGGATTCTGAGCATTTGGAGCTGCTGGTGTTAGTGTTGGCCCGTTGGCCAAGAAGCGTTTTGTAAACGCGTGATTAAAATAAGCCATTGTTTTTTGTTTTTGGGTTTATAAATAAATAATGTCTAAAAATAATATTATAAATAAAAAAATGCAAATTTATTTTAAGAAAAGTAACTTATACTTACCAGAATTTATAGTGCTCTTAATAGTGTCTAGGTCATTTACTATTTCACTATAAGGCATCTTAGCTTGTAAGTTAGATACCATCTGAGTCATCTCTCTAAGATAAGCAATAGCATCAGCTACTGATCCTAATTGTCTTGGAGCTACATCTTTATATTCTAATAATTTTTCTGAGGCTCCTTGAAATGCTTCTGCTAAATCATCAGCATGTCCTGGTAAAGCATCATATAATTCATTCAAAGCTTTGTGTGCAGCATATGATCCTGCACCAGTTACTTTAAGGTGTAACTTATGAATAGATGTTGCTGCATTCATAAGCTCAGATACGCAAGCACTTACCATAGTATCTAATCCACCACTAGCAGGGGCACTGTATTCTGCATTTGTTCTTTGTAACAATCTTGGTTTTTCCATTATATAAATTAGTTATTTCCTTCTACTGATTGTTGAGCTCTAGTATATTGATTCATTGATTCAATATCACCAGCTAAAATTTTAACAGCCTCATCTACAAATAACTCTACTAAGTCATCTTTAAACTCGCATTCTACTTCTTGAGTAGATGCTAATTGTGTATAAGGATCTACACAGTTTAGTATTTGTATTCTTACAGGTTGTCTATAATATGTTAAGACAACATCTTGAACTTCGAACTTGTTGTCAGTGTATATTCTAAATTTATTATCAATTAATGTTACAAAAGTTTCTGCCCATTCAAAGCTTGGTTGTTTGTTCTTATCCCTGAGTAGTTCATCCACATTAGCTTCTTCTGCCAAGTAGATAACCATCCGGCGAGGATCTTCACAACAATTATTTTTAGATTTAGCAGATACTCTTTTCCATTCTAAATAATTTGTTGGTAAAACTGATGATTCATAATACAATTGTTTGTTACTCATGGTTATAGTTTCTGTAACCATTAGCTTTTGCAAATCATCAATTCTTCTTTTGGATTGCTCATCACCTTCTTGCTTCTGGTTAATACCATGCAAGTTACGGCGACACCACTCAACCATACCCTTATTAAAAGCTTCAACAACTTGCCAACATTCTATATTATCATAGTCATTACTAGCAAGCTTATTAAGCCTTTGTTTTATTTTAAGATATATGGTTTGATTGTTCATTATCCTTTAACTTTTTTCAAATTTGGGTTTGCTTTCTTAGCCGCTGGTGAAGCTTTTCTAGTAGAAGAAGCTAAGATAGCTCCTGCTGCTTTCATACTAACACCTGATTTTTTTGCAATACTTTTTTGAGCTGCTTTAAAGCCCATTCCTTTTTTTGCTGCCATGTTTTAACATTTCCACTTTCTAAGTGATTTATTAATTCTACTATCTGGATCTCTGGCTGTTTTAGCACTAGTTAATTTCTTCTTCATCCCTTCCATTCTAGCACAAAAAGATTTTTTTCTAGGCCCTCCTTCTGGTTGTGGAGCTTTTAAGTTTCCACCAGTTTCTCTATTATAAGAAGCTCTACCTTTTGCATTAAGTCCACCACTAGGTGACTTACCTGCTTTTCTTTGCCAAGCTGCAGACTTTGCCATATTATAATTTACTGTCTAGTAGTTTAAGTATATTTAACCAATTATACTTTGTTTTAAAGTATATCTCCATAGTTGTTGCTCCACCTTTTTCATTCATCAAATAGATATCAATACCATATAAATCTGTATCATCTTTATAAGAGTAATAACCTTTAAAGTCTATCTGATTAAAAGTAAACATCACATAACCATCTACATATACTTTAACTCTGCCGTTATATATAATTAGATCATATTCATGTTTTTCTTGACCAGCTGATACTTTAACTTTCTTAGCCATCACTTCTTTTTTGAAGTTGTTTTTTTAGCAGGAGAAGCTATGTTACCTAACATTTTAACTTGTTCCTTAGCATAGTTCTGAGCCGCTCTTAATCTAGCAGCATTAGTTTCAATCTCCTTAGCTTGTCTTAGTGTATCAAGATCCCATCGAGCTTGGTACTCTTTATCCATGCTTATTCCTATTGATTTTTTCTTAGCCATGTTGGTTATTTTTTCTTAGCTGTTTTAGCAGAATTAACAAAATCTTTTTTACTAGGAGCTCCCTTGCTACCTGGTTTACGCATCTTCTCGCCGGAGCCCGCAGCTATGCGAGCTCTCTTAGCGTGAATATTATCATATAGACCTTTCTTAGCCATTGCTTAGCAAGCTTTACCACCCATTCTTTTTTTAGGCACAGCACCTTTTGGAGGTGTGCTTGTACCACCAACTTTCCCTGTTGGTTTTTTTACAACTGTAGCTGTAGCATTTTTTTTAACTGCTTTTTTCATAGTTATAAAGATTTAGGATTAGTATTAGCTGGAGCATTTTTTCCACCTTTGTATTGGGTTGGATTAGTTACAACTGTAGGATAAGTATTTTTACCACCAGTGTAGCGAGTTGGATTACTAACTACTTCTGGATAAGAATTCATACCACCTTTATACTGAGTAGGATTTTTAACTACTTCTGGGTATTTGTTTTGATTTTTTAATGTGCCTGCCATGTTATTTAGTTTTAAATTATTTTTTCCAATATCCTTCTATCTTAGATAGTAATTCTCCTAGTATTTTATCATTTAAAGGATTCTTTAGATACTCTATACACTCTGATGAGTTACGACCCATCATTGATTGTGATGCCATATGATAAATCATACCATCTGATTTTGTGGCTATTAATTTATAGAAGTTAGCATCTTTTACCAAAGCTCTTAGCTTAAGACTTTCAACATCTTGTTCACAAGCTTCTAAGAAAGTTTCAGCTGCTCTTCTTAAATTAGTCTCAACACCTTCACCTGTAATATATTTATCCATGTTGTCATAGATAACATCTAAAGGAGTAGATTTCTTGTATTGAGCACTGTTGCCATCAACAACTTTTGCAACATACATAAGCTTACTTGGATTCTTTTTAAATATAGCTTCGAGTTCAGATAAAGCTTTATTTCTAAGTTTCTTAACTTCTGTTTTAGTAGCAATTGTTGTAACAGCTTTATCTAAATAAAACTTAGGTGATACAGCTCTGCTTCTAGCATCTTCATAGCTTTTAGCTACGATAGAAAATCCACCAGCTTCAATAGCATATAATTTAATTAAATCATATGAGTTAGCTTCAGGATCTAGAGGCACAGGCTGATTACCACATCTTACAGTAATCTTGCTCCAAAAACTTTCATTACTTGGAGATAACAATTTTACTTTGTTCCAAAAATCTGGATCTTTAGGATCTAAGATATTTGTTGCTAATTCTGCTTCTAGTTTAGCTACAACTTTATTAATCTCACTAATTCTAGCTTCTCTTTTCTCAGGATCTTGAATTAACTTTACATCTGGAGCAAAAGGATTAAGACCAGTAATGTATCTTATAATTCCATTGTTTTCTACACAAGCTAATTGCTCTTCATGAAATACGCCATCAAAAAGCGCTATTCCATAGTTTTGCAATCCTAGGTTATCTACATTAGGATCAAAGAACGGTTTAATTGTAATCTTACCTTTTTCAGATACGGTAGGTAACTCTACCATTGTCATGTTTGTTTTACTCATTTTTGTTGGTTTTTGGTGGTTTATTTTTTGTCTGACATTTGCGCCTAGATCAGGTTATAATCCTACATGCTTAAAGCATCATCTAGGCAAAGGCACCATGTAGCGGGTAGGTGGGAGAGTCCTACCCGCAGAGTGCTAATGGTTAGAATGATCCACCTGTGATTGGGTTTCTCATTACAATTTTCAATACCTTGGTAGGATCTTTTACCCAGATAGCAGGCATGGTCTGTGTCATATAAACACGGTATCCATTAAACTGACCAACTGAAGCAAAACCTTGTGTACGGCCCATGTAATCCATAGTACCGTTTTGATACCACCATTTCAATTGATTATCCCAAGATAACTTCAACATGAAGATGTTGTCATTTCCTGTATCAGTGATATCGAAAATGATGAAGCTATAAGATGATAAAGGATTACCATCTATGATTGGGTTCTCAATATCATTGGTATGTAAGTTATCAAAAGCAGGGTTCAATACAAACTTCACATTTGCTAAGAATGGAATCACATAAGATGTGAAAGCAAATCCGAAGTTCAAATCCATACCTTGACCAGAGATAGCTCCGATACCATTGTTAGATGCAGCTTGGATTACTAAACCAGAGTTAACAGCTTCACGCTTGATAGCCTCATTTACTAATCTCATACCACCCATACCTGTTTGAACAATTAATTGTCTCTTAGGATCTGGACCTTGGAATTCCACACGACCAGCGTAGAAGTTATATAACTCAGCGCGGAACAATTCAAGTGAGAAACCTGATTTGTTGTATACGCGTTTGAAAGAGTTATCCAATTGCTTCCATAAACCTACTGATAAACGGATATCATCTGGACCATCTTGCTTAACGCGACCACCATGACCCCACATTAAGTAAGTCTCAATATCTTGAGCTACCTTAGTTAAGTGAGCTGCTTCCATAGTTGTCATAAAGGTACGAGTTAAAGTACCATTACCCATAGCACGCTTAACATAATCTTTACCCATTTTAGCAACCATATCTTCAATCTTAGAGATTGATGGATCCATTGTTTTATCAAAGTTTCTCCAAATCTCAGTTACAGGTACTGTGCCATCAGCATTCATACCACCACGAGTCATTAAATCAGCACGAGAAGATACTGAATAGTGAACATGTGCTTCAGCTCCACCTACGAAGTTGTAGAACTCGCGGAAACCAGCACGTGTTGCGATATCAGAGAATCTTTCGCCATACTCACCACGAGCAGAACCTTTACGGAAGATTTTGGTTCCATTGGTTAAGTATTTGTTGTCTAAGAACTTATAGTTATCATTGTTAACTAATTGAACGGTGTAGACAAATCCATCGCTCATTGGAAGGATATCATCAGCTGTGATATACAACTCGCAACCGTTAAACTTATCATAAGTGATGATATCACCATGACCAAATTCTCTACGGCTGATTTTGATTTTGAAGGTTGTACCATCAATACCTTTGTTGTAGTTTTCTGGCTCAATATCTTCAATAATGAAAGGAAGATCTTGTGACACAGGAGTTTGCCATTTGTATTCACCACGCGCATTATCAACCATGATAATGTTCTTACCACCAAAAGATGATAATTGGTAAAGAGGCATTTCTACTTTTTGTGCCATTGCCCAAATGTCTACTGGACCCATATCCATAGGTTCAGCATTTTTTAGCATATTCACTAAGTGATAAGAATCAACATGTGAACTCGCTTGATAGTTGGTATCTCTTAGGAAAATACCATTGTTTAAAACTGGAGTGCTCATTTTTTGTTTTTTGTTTTAGGTTGTTATTAATTATCGTTTAAAAAAGTTTTGACTTGGTCTTTGAAGCTTTTGTTGAGAAGACTGTCTCTTGTTATCCTGATCAAAATCATCAGATGTTGTAGAAGATATCTTATTTTTTTCTTCTGTTTTTAACATTCTAACTGTTTTCTCTGTTGCTTCTTTTTTGCCTATTTCTCTTACTTTGTTTCTATATGATTCAGGATCAGCTAGTAACCAAAGAGCTTCGGCGATTAAATCATGTCTAGGTTCTACCCATTGATACTTCTCTAAAAGGTGTCCTAACATATTAGTAGGCTTACCTGATATAGAAGGATAATTAGGTTGTACTAGTCCAGCGTATAATAAACTCTGTGTTTTTTTATCTAACTTGATACCGTTAATTTCTGCGGGTTCAAGGACTTTATACACATTGTCCATATACATTTGTGCTTGAGCGGCTTGTTGTTTACGCATCTGCTCTTGTTGTGCTAACTGTCTAGCTACAACTTGTTCTTGCATAGCATCCAACTTTGGTTTAAATTTCTTAGCTTTAGCACCTAACTCATCACGGTCTTTCCAACTGGTAATTTCCTCTTCGATTTCCTCAGCGGTACCAAATTGGGTTGCGTGCAAGTAAGATCTAACAATTTGCTCCTGATCATTATCTTCAGAAGGATCTAATTGTCTAACCTCTTCTACTTGGGCTAGGGTTCTAAATAAACCTTTTAAATCCGCACCACCATCAGCTACATATTTTGCTGCAACTTGTAATTCTACCGGCAAACTATCAAAGAACTCAAGAGGAATCTCTTCTCTTGCTTTTCTTTCTCTTTCTTCAAAGTTTGCTTCAAATAACTCTTCAAAATCTTGAACAGTATATTTTTCTAAAGGTTTATCATCATCAAATGGAATAAGCTTCTTCTGGTCGATAAGCTTTTTAGCAAGCTCTAACATACCATTCTTATCCATCTTAGGACGACCACCTTTATCAGAACCATCGGGTGATAATAATGCATCTATGTTTTTATCATCGTCATCATCACTTGCCGGTGCACCACTTGTAGTAGTTGTTGAAGCACTTGCTTGTGTAGATGCTGGTGAAGAACTACTAGAGTCATCATCGTCATCATCATCCTTATCAAGGAACGTCATATCTACTGGTTTTGAAGTAAACAAGTTAGGTTTTTTAACTTCTTTGCTTCCACCCTGATCTGGGACCATCACACTTTCTCCTGTGGGAGATCCTAAAATCGAGTCTAAATCTGCTACATCTACTGTACTAACAGTAGTTGTACCGTTGTTGTTATCTGCCATATTTGTTGGTTTTTGTTACTGACAATTATAATAATCTCAAATATACGATACTTAAACTTAATATAGTTAAAATGATATAGTGCAAAAGAAAAAATTTCGCACTATATCACTAAGTTACTTTTTCTTCTCCTTATTTTTTTGTTTTGCTTTCTCGTCATACTTGTTTTTATTCTCTCTAGCTATCTGTAAATCAACATCTTTAAGGTTTCTTTGATTCTGTAACTTTTCCCTTTCTAGATTTACTTTTTCTCTAAACTGGGATTGTTTATTAACCTCTTTAGTTTTATCAAAATTCATGATTTGATTAAACTCATTAGACTGTTGAATTTTATCTAGAGTATCTTGGAAATCACTCTGCATATTCTGATTAATATCTTGCATAGCACCATAGCCTGCAGATTTAATCTCAGCAACCAAGATATCTTTTCTTCTATTCTTTTCTTCTTCAAGAGCTTTAGCATCAAGCTCCATTTGTTTTTCTTTGGTACGCTGTTCAACTTCCATCTGCTTCATCTGTTGCTCATGCTGCATTTGTTCTTGACGAGCTGCATTAGCTTTATCTTCTATTCCTTTCAATGTAGAAGAAAGCTCAGATAAAGAGTTGCTTTGTATAACTTCACCAAGATCATAGATACTTGCACCGGCTGTATTATTACTCATAGCCAATTGACGCATTTGTTCTAGTAATGCTCTATGATTAGATCTAGTTGTAGCGTAAACATTTATATCTCTTAGCAATAAAGTAGTACCATTTATTTCAAAGTTTACTTTTTCTTCTTTGCTAGTCATGTATTGTAATCTTAAAGAAGGTTTTTTAGAATGGTAAAACTGTGCTAAATCAGTTCTCATCTGGTGTACTCTAGGCATCAGGTAATCAGAGTGTTGTATAAAATACATCTCTGTTTGAGCATAAGATCCAGCCACAGCTTGTTCTATACCTTTAGCTGTTTCAGTTTGTCCTATTTGCTGACCCATTCTCTGAGGAGTAATACCTATAACTTCAAAAGCTTGTTGTTTAAAGTAGTTAGCCATCTGAATCCTAGACATCATCCTTTGAGTTTGCTCTAGATTCATCACTTGGAAGTGTTGGAAATTTAAAGCGTTTTCTGTATTAGTGATGCTTGTATCTAGAGGTAGCATTTGGAAATTCTTCATTGCTACATAGGCTTTTGCTAAATTATTTTTTCCCCAATCTTCACCCAAGGAATGTCTAGGTAAAGCATTCTGATCCAACATGATCACAGTACCTAATTCATCTACCAGGATATCTGCTATCTGATTGTTAACAATATTGTACCCTATTTGATAAGGTTTCATCAAATCTACTAAAGCTGTAGATCTAGTATTTCTATCTCCAAATACAGATCCCTCTACTGGTAATTTACATCCATACAAAGTATTATCACCTTTGAATTGGAATCTTAGTGGACCAATTACATTTTTATCAATACCTAGGTAAATAGGATTTACACCACCTGGATTATTCATACCCCAGAATGTAGGATGGTTAGGACCAATCTTTACTCCTCCCCAGGTTTGGTTAATCCAAATCCAATCTATGTGTTCTCCGAATACTAAGGTATCTTTGTTTTTATTTTTAACAAGCATGTTATTATAAACAGGCTTATCTGTTATTTTGTAACTTTCATCTACGACATCTGTGATAACTTCACCTGCTTCTGTTATTCTGGTTAGATGACCCACCTTACGCTGAGACTTCCAATAACAAGTAGTTACGCGAAGCATGTAAGCCATACCCATATCAAAGTAATCTTCTGATTCACCCATGATCCAGTTAACAATATCTCCACCATTGTAAACAAAGTTATCCCACATGGATACGAATTGTCTATAAGCTAAAGATGGCATATTAACATTCCACTCATGGCCTTTTGTAGCATCGTAATAAGCACCATCATTTTGGTACCCTTGAATAGGATAACCTGCTGATCTAACCGGGTAGATAGCCTCTATAGATTCCAACTGCTCCTCGTTCATGATATAGCCGTACTTGTCTATAACATCAGCAACAGTCATCATCTCAATTTTACCAACCCAATTACCTTGGGAAATATATCTTACTTCTGGAGATTTATGGTAAAATGTTAAAACAGGATTCCACAATTCTACATCATAATCATCTTCCATCATCCTAAAGTGCCAGAATTCTCTATCAGTAATTAAGCTATCTCTGAATCCTCTTTCTTCTAGCTCATCCATTCTAAATCTTTCTTCATCAATAGCTAACTGATGAGAAGCCCATTCTTCTGCAACATTTCTGTAGCTTTTGCTAAAAAAGTCTTGAATCTCTGGTAATGTTTTTAGATTTTCGGGAGCCAATTGTTGTTGCATCTGCTGTTGCATCTCTGGATCATTAGGATCTGCTCCAGATTCTAACATCTTAGTTATCAACATATTCTGAGCATCTTCCAACAAAACAGCTTCAATAGCTGCGCGTTTTTGCTCCATTAACTCATTATAAGAATACTCATCAACAGCTGTGAATGATATCTTGCTATTTCTTTTAGCAAACTCAGCTGTCATGGTATTAATAACATTAGGAATAATTGGATAAAACTTTAACTCCAAAGCTGTTGAATCATCTTTAGTTAAAGTCTCAACCAGATCACGCATCTCGTTATCTTCTTGAACAATGTAATCAGTTTTATCAATGATCCCTTTGGCAAGCTTATAATTTTTCATAAGCCTTCTAGCATTTCTTCTGATTTGCTTAAGACCTTGCCACTCAAGCCAGTCCATGTTCCAAGACACCCATTCTTTGTCTTTTTCACTTCTTGGAATAAATTGAACAGGTTGAGTAATACTACCCATCCTGTTGTACTCAGCTTTAGCTCCTGATTTGAGCTGCATTGCATTTAATACTTTCATCTTATCTTATATTTTTAAACATATTTCTTGGAGGCTTACCACCGGAAATAGAATTCCCCTTCCCCATATGGCGAAAAGGACTGCTCACTAATTTATATAAATTATTCTCTTTTTGCAAAGATTTTGTTTGTATATGTTCAACTCTTTTCTTTAGACCTCTATTAGATTGCTGAATCTTTGCAAAAGCAATCAAAGCAGCTAAAGAAACTAATCTATCGACATTGACACCATCATCATAAGCTTCCATCTCTTTCATAGCCATAACATCTGGTATTCTTGATATACCATATACTCTTTTTACCACTGTTCCATCTTCCTTAGTTTCAACATCAATCTCTTCTTTTAAAAATTCAATAAGATAACTAAGTAGATGTGTTTTAAATAAAACACCAGTATTCTTCCAACCATATTCTTGATAAACATTTCTATTAGCTCCAAGGTCTTTTAGAAACATTATCTGATCTTTAGGTACTAAGTATTTTTGTTTATGCTTACTAATCATATATTGAATGAACAAAGATATATTGTTTTCTATGATTGTCCACGCATTATACCATTCAATTATGAACTCTAATCTTTCATGGGTTCTATTTATATCGTCAAATCTACCACACCAGGCCGCAACAATTTTATCATGTTCTATAAAAGTTTCTACTAATTCTCCTTTAATTCTCTTTACTTCTACAGCTCTTTTGTAAACATAGATGGAACAAAGAGATTCTGATGTAGTTGTTTTACCTTCTGATACCGGGTCAATTGATGCATAGTATGTGCCCCATTCAGCATTTTTATCTGGTTTTTCCCAGACAACTATTGCACCTGTTTTGTCTTCAGTGTCTTTAGTTATTGGAAACTCTGATATAGGTATTTTATTTGTAAGCTTATGTTCTATCTTATTATCTATTAGATTTCTGTGTAACTCTACAAGCTCATATGGAAAGTCTTTATCAAGAATTTTTCTTTTATGACTACCAACTAACTCCATTGGAAACATAGAAACTTTTCTATAAGCAAATGCTTCACTTATATTAATAGGATGCTGAGATATACGAAGCTGATATTTTTCTGGAGTTAAATCTTTTTTCCAAGCTTTTCTCATAGAAGCTATCGCTTCCAAAGCATCTTCTACTTTAGAATTACCATACTCATCAATGTAAGGAGGCATAGACCACTGCTCTGGAATAAATAATCCGGTGATTGCTACAGTGCCCTGATCATCTAGTAGATTTGTTTCTACTCCGTATATATCATTAGATAAAGGTCTAAGTATCATCTCTTTCAAAGGAACACATTGATCTAGATCACCCACGGATCCTGCTGCAATAAATAAACCTGTAGTCATATGACCAGATTGTAGAGCAGGTCTAAGGAACTCATAAGTCTGATCCATCTTAGGAGCAATACCTGCTTCTTCGTGGAAGAATATTGTACAAGGTCCACCGACACCAGCTGTTGGATCTTTCTCAAAAGTTAGCATGGACATTACACCCTTTAAACCTTTTAAGAACTTTCTACCTTGAGTGCTCATTTCTTCTATCTGCTGTTGCCAGTTACCCATTTTACCAGGATTCATTGGTCGGTACCAAGCCGTATGTTGATTTAAAAAAGATCTATATTCTTCTAAAAATTTCCAAGAACCTTTGTCATTAATATAATCTTTTAGACTAGCACCTATTTTGAGAATAGGCGTTTCTTCAAACCAAAGAGTATTAATAAGTTTAGCACAATGAAAATAAGAAGAAGCTATCTGTCTTTTCTTTAGAATAGCAGCATGCTTATAGTTTAACTCAGCTAATAACTCATATAGAGCCATATGATACTGAGCATCCCTGATAGAAGCAAAGTCAAACTTTTTTTGTTCTTTATCATTGATTCTTAAAAAGTTAAGGAACATGTAATAGTCTCTAGGTATATACCAAACTTTACCATTGTTTTTATAAATAGCTCCTTTTCTACACTTTGTTTTTTGATCGTCCCAATAGTTTATAAAGTCTCTGCTTTTAAAAGGTGATCCACAATAAAATCCATTTTTATTAAAATTCCTAGCTTGTTGATTAAACAATAAAGATGTTTCATCAAACTCGTATTTACCAGGTTCTTTAAAACAGGTATGGACAAATTCTCTAAAGTCATCTCTTGTTTCAAAAGATGTTGTTGTCCAGGCACCGTTTTCCCAAGTAGGAACTTCTATAAAAGGATTACTCATGTATCATTTTTTTAATGAGAGCTTTATCACCATTAGTCTTCAAAATTATATCCACTAAAGTACTATGTTTTTTGGAAGTAATTTTGTTTACTAATTTACCATTAAAATAATCTATTGAATCTTCTCTTTTAAAAGCTGTCCAAAGATTTTGAATATGGTTATAATGAAATAACCAATCATAGAGGTTGTTTTTATTTTTCATATTATTGATCATAAGCTAAATCTGCGCCACCGCGGTTTCTACCTTTTTGTTCTTCTTGCAAGTCCTTAAAGATACCTTTAAAAGAGTTGCGTATAGCCTCAAAGTTTTTAGCAGCTGCTAACACTGCAGGCAAGTTTCCATCTCTACCATGGGTAAGCGGTGTATTCTCCATGTAGTCTGCTAGTCTGTCCATCATCTTGGCCATCCCGCTATAAGCTCTAAGTGTAGGAGTTTCGTATAACTTAATACACTTTTCTAGAGCCTGTACAATTTCATCTTCGTCTGTAGAAAAATCAGCATCTATTTCTTTTAATATCATATCCTCTTTTTCATCTTCCGGCATATTAAAAAAAGGATTTAAATCTTCATTTCTACAACTCATATAAAACAAATACTTATAAACTGTGAGATAGTCATCAGGATGTTTATCCATAATAACTTTTAAAAAGTTAAGGGAATAACAATGCTCTGTTGGTATAAGTTTATCTCCTTGTATATCGAATAGTTTTATCATGTTTTTCTTTTTTAAGTTTTTCTAGTGTTGGGCAAGAAACTTTTTTAGATTTTTTATCTTCTATTTTATCTCTCCAAAATTGTTGTTGCTGGTATTCATCATTGCTCATTTTATACCTCTTACTTCTCTGTTATGTAATATTTTAAATTCTTCATAAGGAATATTTAAACAATAAGCTACACCATACGGTAAAACTACAATCGTATAAGGTTCAAGCTCACCATCTTCTGTATAGGATTCTCTATAAGCAATAACACTAAATAGGTCTATTGTGCAATTTGCAATTATTAATTGTTCTATTCCTAAATCTTCTTTTAGCTTAATGTTTTCTAACACTACTTCAAAATCTGTCATAATCTATTTTTTAATTAAGTTATTTCTATTATCATGTAACCAATTGATCATATCAATTACTTCTTTCTTCAAATAAGGTAAATCATATGGAACAATGTCTTTTACTATTGGTTCTCCTTTATCATTTCTTTTTGCTACAGGATAACCATATTCATCAATTGATTCTGATTCAAAGATAATATGATGAATTTGAATTTTACCAGGATTATATCGCGGATTGTGTTTTAATATTATATACATATACACACTCAACTGTAAAGCATAGTGATTATAATTACAATTGTCCAGATGGTTGCAACAGTGCAGCATCTTTTCTTTTTTACCTTCCCAATTTTTAAAACTTTCTGTTTTTATTTCTTTGTTGGTTTTGTAATCGTATATATCTACAAGATTTTTAATTACTTCTACTCTATCAGATTGGCCACAAATACCAGCAGATTTTAAATAAGCAAAATGCTCAGGATAAATTCCTTCTACTAGTTTTTGCTCTGGAGCTATCTTAAGATCTCCTTCATAGATAGGTCTTATTATTGAAAGATCCCGTCCTGCTCTATTAATAGTATTGTGTCCCAGAGTATCTTCTTCTCTTTGGTTATGATACCAGGTTCCTAAATCAGTAGCTCTTTTACCTTCTTTTTCCCATATAGTTTCTATAACTTCTGGAGATAAACCATACCACTTAGATTTTTTATTTCCTGATGCTTTTAATGCTGCAGCTTTTGAATCAAACTGAGGTTTAAATTGAGAGATAAATGTTGTAACACTTATCCAATCTGTAGGATCACTAGGATCTAAGCTTTCATATTTGTGGTTTTCTGATTTGAATATTACTGACATTTTGAGTTGGTGTTTGAGTTGGTGTTATTTTATGTCTATTTTCCATTAAGTCGCATACCCATTTATGTTGGATATCTGATTCACAAGGATCTACAGGTTCAAAGATATTATGTTTTTCTTCTACTACTGGAGGAAGACCTGTTAATTCACTTATTATTCTTGTACCTTTACAGGTAGGACAAGGATAAACTTCTCTGGGTAATTCTAGCATGAATGGATTGTCTCCTGTACCATTGCATATTGGGCATTTTTGAAAACTCATTCTTTATCAGGATTATAGTTTATTTTAGTATAATAGATATCTTCTTCTGCATAAGTCATAAGAGCTTTCCACTTGGGCCCATTAGGATGTGGACACTCTGATGCTAGGGATCTTGCTTTTAGAGATAGCTTGCAACCACATTTTCCACAACAAGGTTGGCTTCCTGGTAAAACACATTTGGATCCTTCCCTGTCTATCAAATCACAATCATCACAAATAGCTAATCTATCAAAAGCTATTCTTTCTATCTTAGGATGTCTAATCCAAGTATTTCTAATACCCTCTATAATTTGTTTTCTATTCTTCCAAATTTTTATGAGATTCATTACTTTGTTTTTTAGATTTAACTTCTTTCTTCTTCACCTTATCTTCTTTTATAACTTCTACAAGTTTTAAAAGATTTTCTAATCTCTTTTCTATTTCAACTTTCCACTGATGTTTGAGAAAAGTCATATTCTCAGGATTATTATTTTCTAAGAATGTTTTATGCATATTCAAGGTTTCCTCTACCAGGGATTCTTTAATCCTAAAAGATCCAAATTTTGCAACTACAACTCTAGGAGATTTAGTTTCTGTTAGCGCTTTTCTTACTTCCTTCCAATAAATATCAACTATATCTTGCACTGTATTTTCAGATACCTCAAATTCTTTAGCAACTTCAGGTATAAAACTATTACTTTTTCTAGGCAGCAATGTATACAAATTTAAAATCCAAACAAATATTACCATCAGCCTGTATTTTAAGCTCAGGATTCAATGATATTTTCTTTTTGTTTTTACCTTCTTTTACAATAAAACTGGTTTTCTCCATTTTTGTTAAACAGTTTCTAACAGATTGAGTTGTTTTAAAAATCTTTTTGTTAGAAGCTTGTACGCAAAAATCTGCTAAGTCAAATTCACCTGTAACTCCTAGTAGAGTAAGGCAATCCAACTCAGCCTCACTCATTACTATTTTATTAAGATAGCAATGAGTAAGCAGCTGAAATTTAACAATATCCCAGAGATTAAGCTTTTGACGCTTGTCAACTAGATTAACTTTTGGCATTGATAAAATTTTTAATTACTGAGTTTTTAATTTTCTTGACTTAGGAGCCTGCTCAACAGGTTGCTCTTCTTCCTCTGGTTCTACCTCTGCTGGAGGAGGATTAGTCAAATTTGCACCTCTAACAATAGCTACCAGTCTTCTTAATCTAGCTTCTTCAATATCGGCTAGTAAGTTATCATAATGTTTTCTTTTTTCTAAAAGAGGTATTTCCTCTTCATAAAACTGAAGCATAATTTCCCTTTGTTTTTGGATTTCTTCAGGGGTTGCTTGTCTGTCTTGCGCGTTGGTTTCTTCTGACATGGCTATAATATTTTAAATTAAACTTAGACAAATATAATAAGATAAGTTTAAACTTCCAAGAGTTAAATAAAAAAAATCCCTAGATTTCTCTAGGGAGCAAGTTAAAATATGTAATAAGTAATTATTCTTCTTTCTTATCTTCTGTAAAAAAGTTTGTGATAAATTTGCCGGCTACACCTAGTAGAAAAGCCACAGCAATAATTATTTTTACCTCTTTAGCTGTAAAGATTTCTTTCATCTTATCATACTCTAATAGAGCACCTGCTGTTATAAAAGTCCCGGTAGCTAAGATAGCATCACCAATCTTTCTCCATTTCTTAGGAGTTGGAGCCCAATATTTTTCTTTTAGTTTCATATTAGTGTTTTACTGCTGCTTGTAATTGAATCTGAACTAGTTGCTCAACACTTGCTGAAAGCTTGGTCACTGTTTGTGCTAGTGTTCTTAGTTCTAACTGGGTAGTCTGTTCTAATCTTTTTACATCACTGTTAAGCTGTAGTTCTACTAGCTCTATTCTACCTTTGTTTTTACCAACTTCTTCTATTGCTTTTTTGGTATCACCGTGGATTATCTTTAAAAAGTATCCTAATATTAAGAGTAGGATTCCTATTAGTCCACCTGCTATACCCATAATAGTTTCTGCTAATTCCAATGTCATATGCATAATAAATAAATATATAATAATATAACAAATATAATTTATATTTCAAAGGAATGCAAACAAAAAAAGGCAGAGATTAATCTACCTTTTCTAATGTTTTTTCACTTGTCTTTTCCAGCTCTTTAGCTATTACTATTAAAGCTGTTTGGACTGCTTGGTGATCTTTAAGATTACCTACAAAAGCTGCTGCAACATTTTGAATAATCTTGAGAGCTTCTTCTTTGGGCATTTGAATTTGTTCACTCATGGTTGTTGGTTTTTAATTATTGCAAATATAATAAAACTTTATAATCTTTCATGGAAATTAACCAACATTTCTGTTTCTCCACCTATTGGAGTTCCTGTGCTTGTTACTGCTATACCACAGTTATCTGCAGTACTCGTAACACCATCATCAACAATAAGTGGTGAAGAAGGTGCAGGTTGTGTAAAGTTGCCTTTTGGTATTGAACCACTTGTATCCGTATTATGTATCCCACAAACAGCACTTGGCACACAAGAACTACCATAAGATAAGTAGTAACACACAGCAACGGCAGTGTCTAAAGCACCAACATACGCTTGTATTGTTTTAGCAGCAGTTGAACTATTTTGTAAAACTTGCCCCTCTGTTATTGTAGTAGTTGCAGAAGCGTTAGTTATTGGCACTACTTGACCATTACAGAATTCCCCTTTCCTCCAAGCAGTTAAACCCCCAGTATTATCACCTGAATAATACATAGGGTATCTATCAGTTATATTAAAAACTGATTGTCCTGGTTTAATTCTTTTTGGGTTTGCTAATGCTAATGTTTGAACCGTAGTTGTTTGTGGTGAATTTGTTGTAACTGTAATTGAAGTATTTGAAGTTATAGTTGCAACAACAAAGGTTAAACCAGTAGTTACAAACCTAACTGTATCGCCAACAAAGAGTTCTGTCAAAAACAATGTTCCAGTCCCAGTTATTATATTACTACCTAAACCAATAACTGCAGTACCCGTCAAGTTTTGGGCAGTTGTTAATTGTAAAATTTGTGTTTTGGTCTTATTCCCAAATGTATATTGACCTTTTGTTAAAATACCCATAATTTATCCCCTTTCTATAAAAGTTAGCATTACATACGCTAGATTACCACTTGTTGCTGTTTGTAAACACCTTCCAAGAGTTCCAATAGTTGCTGCTGAAGTAGAAGATATTGAACCAGCAGTTGCTGAAAATTGTGCATACTGACCTAATGTAACAGTAGAAGCACCAACTAAACATTTAGCAATACCACACACTCTTAAACTTATAGTTTGACCTACTGTACCACCATATTGACAAATACCCACACCAAACTGAGCATTAGAAGATGTACTACCATTTAGTAAAATTGCTTGACCACTTGAATTTATTTGGCAAACTTGCCCCTCAGTAATTGTTGCACCAGCAGTTATTAAAATAGAAGAATTATTAGTCCATACAAGACCTGTATAGAACTCTAACATTCCATACTCAGTATTAAAAACTGTATCACCTACACTCATACCTGTTAAAGCTGCAATCTGTGATGTAGTTTTATTTCCATATTTTGCAAATTGACCTCTATAAGCCATATTAATTTAATTCTTTTTTAGGCATTATTATACAATTTATTAACCCACCCAAAGAACCAGCAGAAGTAGTAGCATAACCAAATACACCTTCGCTAAAACCACCTGTATTTTTTTGTGCCAAACCAGAAGTTGCAGAAGTTGTTAATTGATCACCTAAATTTACAGTTCCAGTTACTTGCACACTATAATTTCCTTTGATAGCAATAACACAATTTGCTCCATTTGCAGCAGGGTAGACAACAACACCAACTACTAAAGGGTTCCCCGATGTTAGTGTGGTTGTGCAAGAAATTTCAGTTGAAGTACCTCCTTGTTGTACTATTACTATATTCCATTGATTTAATGCAACACCAAGTCTATTAACCATTACAACAAAATCATCACACATCCAAAATGTGCCATCATAAGTCATAATCCTATTGTTAGTTGTGCAATAAGCAGTATCACCAGTAGACATACCTGTTAAAGAAATTAAATCTGTTAAAGTTTTAACTCCATATGTATAACCATTATTTGATGCTATATATGCCATAATTAAGATTCAATATACCAATTAGTTCCATCTGATACAAATACATAAGCATCATATTGATTAAACAAGCCCAAACCAGTTGAACTTCTATCAACACCATCTATTGTAACACCAGCACTTGCAGTTCTAACCTGAATATTTGTAACTGTAGCATTAATCATTTTTACACCTACTCTTGCATTTGCAACAGCTGCTGGTAGTGTAACTGTTTGAGTTGCAGCATTTATTAAGACATAATCCCCGTTAGCTGCAGAATAAGTAGCACCAGTTTGTGTTGTTACATTCCACACTGAAACATTAGGTGATGATGCTACTAAACCTAAATTACCTAAAGCAGTTGCTAAACCTTGTAAAGTATTAACAGCAGCAGGTTGAACAATAGGAGTAGCATTAAAGAATCCTAGTTTTTGTGTAGTAGCTGTTCCTATTTTTGTTCCAATACTTGAACCTAAAACGATATTGTAATTATCTGCAATAGTTATTCCGCTACCATCTATTGTTGCTATTGTAGTTAATTGGTTATTCAATGATATAGAAGAACCCCTAATTTGAATAGGCAACCACGATGAAGTTGTCCTATTATATGAAGTTACATAAGCAATCCCAGAAGTATATTCTAATTCAAAACCTGCACCTGTTGGAGAAGATAGCCCACCTTGAACTTGAAGACCACCATTTGTAATTTTTGTTGTCCCATTTACTTCTAATCTTTCTGTAGGAGTTAGTGTTCCTATACCTACATGACCAGTTGATTGAATACCTGCTAAATATGTTTTTTGACCACCAGCAGTATTACCAGATTGTAAAGTTATATTATTAAAAGGTTCGATTATACCTGTTGTACTTGCCCTCTTTATACTAAAATTTGTATCGCCAATATATAGAGTAGTTGGTAATCTAAACAAATTATTAGATGTTATTATTCCCCAACCATAAGTTGAAAAAGCACCCCAATCTCCTATTATCATTGTTGCACCTCCACTTGTCCATTCTAATCCTACTTGCCCTTTTACACCTAAAGCATAATTATTTGTAATAGTAGCATTTGTACCAGCTGTGGGAGCATTTACATATAAAGAATAAGCATTTGTTATAGTAGACGCTGAAGTAAAACCGTATAATGGTGATAATATTTGTACTTCTTGCTGATTTGCTATTGTTCCAGCAACCCATTGTCTTGAACCTGGTGTATATTTAAAACTTGGGAAAGCAACACCTGAAGGAGAACTTACTTTTGAACCTGACACAAAAGTAAAATCTTGATTAACAGCACCAGCAGAATTTACCGTTGAAAAAGCAATTAAACTTGGGTCTATCTGTATATTTGTGTTTGCGTTTATATTAAGGTTTAATCTTGTTACATCATTTATTTCTGTTTTTAAGGCATCTGTTTTAATAGTATAATTTGCCCCACTTGGACTTGCTTGGTTTAGCCAAATTGTATTACCACTTATTTTAGTAGTACCACTAATATCTAAAGAGTGTGTAGGTGTAGATGTACCAATACCTAATCTATTGTTTGCATCATCCCAAAAGAAATTGGCATTATCTTGACTTAGTGCTCCAGAAACTCCAGCAAATAATACACTACCTGTTGTAACACTAGATATATTTAATTGACTAGTAGTTAATTGAAAAGCACCAAGATCTACATTATTAGTAGCTCCTGTGTAAGGAACATAGAATCCTATTAAAGCAGCATTTGTAATATAACCTGCAGGATTAGTTTGAAGATAATAAGTTGAAGCAGCATTAGTTATAGTTAAATATGTACTAGCTGCAGTAGTAGTATCTAGATAAGTACTATTATCAAATACCCAGTTAGCACCATCCCACTTAGCTAACCCAGTAGAAACAAAGCCTCCTGAATAATATGGTACTTTAAGAGTATCAATATTTAAAGTATTTGTTGGTACTTCTGTTAAACCTGTTCCAGCAGTTACTACTTGAGCAGCATTAAATATTACATAACTTAACGCAGTTGTTCCAACTGTAATAGTACCTGTTGTATTTAATATGTAACCAAATCCACCATTAGTAGGACCTTGTTCTACAAAACAAAAATCACCAAAAGCTAATTCACCACTAGGTGAGTTATCTGCATCTGTTGCTCTTGTTAATTGGAAAGGTGTTGAAATATCACCAGCAATACTTACTACATATATACCATTTTCTAGTCCTGATACTTGATCTTTAATCAATACTCTTTCTGTTCCACCACCTAAAAAAGCTATAGTGTCTATAGTAAGTGCTCCGGGAGCTGTTGCTATAAGAGTTGCACCTACTCCTCCTATACCATTACTATAAGTAACTAATGGTAGAGATGCTGCTGTAGCAGCAACTACTGGTGCATGAAAGTTTATACCAGTTGCAAGATTATCTACATATTGTTTAGTAGCTGCATGTAAAGGTGAACTAGGATCTGCATTAAGAGTTAGAAACCCTGTCATAGTATCTCCTGCTTTGTTTACATAATTAGTAGCATCAATAACCCAAGCTGATCCATTCCATTGTACAAGACCTGCACTAGGACCTAAAGCATAATAAGGAACTTTAGTTCCATCAATATCAATAGTGCCAGATGTGGTAATTGTTCCACCACTTAAACCATTGCCAGCAGTAATAGAAGTTACTGTGCCTCCGGTACTTGCATCATAATAATCAGGATTACCTGTAAAGGGATTTATTTTATAAGGCATATTTCAATATTTATAATGAATAAATAATACTTACTACATTAGAACCATCAATTAAGTTATTTTGATAAGTAAATGTTTCTGTTAATGTTTCAGGAGCTATATTAGTTGTACCAGTGTGCACAATAGTTGCAACATTATTTGTTACACCATAATATGTAAATACTCTAGTATAATCTGCAGCACCTCTAATTCTATCTATTTTAGATGTTACATTATCTTCAATATTTAATAAAGTAGCTTCTGTTGCTAATGTAGATAATTGAGCATCTAAGTTTGGATTAGTAACACCAACATTAGTTGAGTTGCTAACATCTACTGAATCTGTTACAAATGTTAAAGATCTGATATCTAAAGCACTAGCTGTTACAACAGCATTTACATTAGAACCACTAACATTTACAGAGTCGAGTAAAAAATCTAATTGTCTTATATCTAGACCAGAAGCAGTTACTACAACAGGATTTGTAATACTATCTATTGTCCAAGTACCTGATTGAGTTGCTCCAACTGTTCCACTTACAATCCAAGGATTTGATGTAAGATCTTGTGTAACAGCAACAGTTCCTGTAACTAATACATTTGAACCTGATACATCTAATATTACTGAACTAACAATATTTACATCTTGTGTTCCAGATGGAACAGTAGTTACTGTACCACTAACTGTAACACTTGATCCAGAAACATCTACAGTAGGTATAGATAAAATATCTACTTGTAAATTACCTGAAGCATCTGTTGCTATTGGTTGATTATTTGTACCATCAAATCCATAAACTTGAACACTACTTGTAGATTGATTTAAAATTACACTTACTGATATTGGACTGGTTACATTTACATCTAATGATGCACCTGTACTACTAATAGGAATACCTGATCCATCTCTAAGATTAACAGCAACTGTTCCTTGAACATTAAGTGGTGTACCACCATCATCTACAGTTATAGAGTTACCACCATCTTGGATATTTACTGCTGCACCTGCTGGACCATTTAGTACCGTTACTCCACTAGGAGACGATATTGGTGTAATATCTCCAGGTGCTGGTGGTGGAGTAATAGTAGTTTGTAAAGTTTGATTAAACCACATTTCTGCAGCTAATGTTGAGGTAGCTACATCTATAATATCATATCTTACTATGATATCTCCTGTAGAATAACCTGGACCACAAATTGTACAAACAGCTTGGTATGTAGTAGTTCTTGTTTCATAATCTACTCCTGGTAAGGCAGCAATACCATCATTGATAGAACTTAATAATTGTAGAGTTCTAAGCTGATAGGGAAAATTGTTACCCTTATTACCTTGATCTTTTGTATTACCTATTGACATAATATATTAAGTTTATTGGGGTTGATCTTCTTCTGTATTGTGTTTTTTATTAATCCATTTGTCTACTGAGGCAATACCAAAACATGCTATAGTTATAACTTCAAATGAATTAAAAATAAACTCATTAACTAGTAAAGGTTTATTAGCTATACCAGTGCCTATATCTACAATAGCAAAGATAATCATTACTATAAAAGCTATGAAACCAACTACTGCTTTTTCATTGATATTATTGTTGTCATTAAACATTGTCCAAAACTGTTTCATTTTATTTCTTTTTTATTTGTTATTTTTTATTACTTTCTTGTGTAGCATATTTAATTCCCATAATTGTTCCTACAATAGAAAAAGCATTTGTCAATAAAACACTAAACATATTGCTCCAAGTTGAGCCAATAATTTGTGTATCCTGCTTTGTCATTATAGCTACCCAATACAATGTTGTAGTTACTAATCCAACTCCAACTATAACAGCCAATGCAACTCTAACAATTATTTTTATTAGTTCACTTTGACTCTTTTTCATCATCACATCTAAGTCATTTAAAGCTACATCCTTTTCTATCTCTATTGCATTTTTAAGTTTTTGAGAATTTTCTAACTCTACTGTTAAAGTCTTTGTGAGCTCATCTATTTTTTTCTTGTTGTTTACAGACTCAGTAACATTAGTTGCAATCTTAACTACATCAGTAATATTCCCTTTGCTATCTAATACAGGGTTGTAAGATGCTTGTAAGTAAACAATAGAACCATCCACTTTTTTTCTTTCAAATATTCCATCAAAGTACTTGCCCTTTCTTAAATTCTCCCAAAACTTAACATACTCATCAGACTTTGAATACTCATAACTAACAAAAATACTGTGATGTTTACCAATAACTTTATTTTTTTCATTGGCTTTAAAGCCCATTGTTTCTAAAAATATAGAATTAACATCTGTTATAAAGCCTTCAGTATTAAAGCTAATAAGTGCTGTACTTCTGTTAATTGCATCTATTTGTTTCTTGCTATTGACAATTAAACTAATATCAGTAGCAATCTTCATTATCTTGGTGATCTTATTATCCTCATCAAAAATAGGATTATAAGTTGCTTGAAGATTAATAAGCTTTCCATCTTTTTTTCTTCTTTCAAACTCTCCTTGATAATACTTGCCACTTCTTAGTATATCCCAAAACTTTTCATATTCAAGTGATCTTGAGTAATCTTCACACACAAAAATACTATGGTGTTTACCAATGATCTCTTGATGATTACCTTTACCATAACCCATTGCTTCTAGAAAGATGTCATTAACCCCTGTTATAATTCCAGTTAGGTCAAAGTATATTATAGCATTGCTTCTGTTTATTGCTTCAAGCCTGCTTAATAACTCTTCTTTAGATAGGTTTTTCATTTTTTATTAGAACTCTTTTAAAAGTGTATAAGTAAAAAACTTATTTTTTGTAGCTTTTCCTGCAGCTAAAACTTTAGCAAAGTCTGCAGGATTATTTAAAACTTGGCAACCAGCTGACCACTTGTCTATAAGTTTAGAAGCAAACTTTTCATTAGCTCTATGGATATTTATACCAAACAAACCTCTGTCTATAGTAGCTGTTTCCTCAGCTTTGTCATCAAGGTTTTTATCACGGAATACATCAACAGGTTTAGCTTGACAAAAAGCTTCATATTTACCTTGATGCATACCTATTTGCCAAGTATCTACATACTGATTAGCTTTAAGTAATGCTGCACCTTTTGGATTAAGCAAGTTCTTTAACCAGTGTGTACCCGGGTTTGTAGTGCAAGTAAACCATTCTACTTTATCACCTGCTATAACGCCAAACAAGTCATCAAACTGGTTTGGTAAATTAGCTGTAGATCTTATCCCTACAAAGTGAAAGTCAAACCATCTGTAGTTGTGTTTTTGAAATTGAGCTTTAAGCTCTTCTATTGTGTATTTTTTCATAGTTTAATATTTTATCTACTTACTTCTTCCCAGTCTAATGAAACATATGCTCCTAAAGTTCCTCCTGTAGCATCAATAGCCATTTCAATAACCAATTCAAAAGCAGTTCCTGTAAAAGTATCTCTTTCTAATTGACTAGCAAATATTGCTTCTTTTAATATATTAATACTTGGAGAACCTTGATTAGATGAATTTACATATCCTTGTGCTAATACTCTACCACCCGTAACAGATGCTCCTGTAAGGTTATATTCTACAGATGAATCTACTCCTGCTGAAACCCAAGACCCTCCTGTTGTTATAGCAGATTGTACAATTCTCCATGCATAATTTTTACCATTACCTAATCCTAATAAAGATACCGCTGTACTTATAATTATAGCATCTAATCTAGTAGACTTTAATCTAATAGCTACCATTGGATAATAAGTTCCTGCTACAGCAAAAGTTTTTGGAGTAGTAATAGGTGTACCAACAGCTTGTTGTGCTCCTCTTAATTCATATCCTCCTTCAGATATTACTGTAGAACATACTTGTTTTAGTGTGCTAGGATTTGCAGTTACTCCAGTATTTGTAATCTCATATCTTAAAGGTAGAGATGCTGTGGTAATATAGGTAGAAGTAATAAGATTAGCATGGTTGAATCTGTGACAAAGTATAAATACTCCATCTATTACAAACCCTAATCTTACAGTTCCTTCACCTAACCACTCAATATCCATAAATAGAATTTGAGCTTTGGTGATATCAAGTGTTACTCCAGATGGACCTGTTCCATCTAAAGTATCTACATTCCAAGAACTTTGATTAACTACAGTTTCTGTAACAACACCGGTTACTAAACTTCTTTCAACAAAGCTTAAAGTGCTATTATTTAGTTGTAGATATAAACCATTTTCTGTACCAAAGTATCCTGCTCTTTGTCTTAAGTTTGTTTGAGCAGGTGCCATTACAAAAGTATCAAATACTAATAATGACTTACCTGGTTGATAAGAAAATACTTTATAGGTTTCTCTAAGTACTTCTGATCCACTAGTAGTATTTACATTTAGATTTACTAATCCCTCATTTGCACTAAATACAGCTGCTCCTCCACTTGCTGTTGATGTAGCCCACAGACCATTGTCTTTGTATCTATGAGAAGAATCAAATAATGTTAATGGCTCAGATACTCTTAATCTACCAAAAGCATCGGTACTCATTGGAGCAGGTGTTACTGCTACATTGACTACTTGATCAGATGGTAATACTACGGGTGTACTAAGAGCAGATGGTTTTTGACCCAAGGTATTTATCCTTGAAGTAAAAGTTGCATCAGCTAACCTAGTAGAAAGTAATACATCTAAATTATCTGTTTTACTTTTTATATTACCTAAAGTACTCAAGACTAAAGCTTGAGTAGCTTCTTGATTAAGATTAGGTAATATAAGATTGGTAGTATTTGTATTATCTTTTATATTGGTAAGTAACTCAATAACCTGATCTAAAGATAACCCACTTGCTGCACAACACTCTTGTATAGCAGCAAGTAGTTGAAGATTTCTTAATTGATAAGGAAAGTTATTACCTTTATTACCCTGGTCTTTGGTATTACCTAAACTCATTTAGATCTTTGTTTATCTCTTAATTCATTTAGCTTTT